TATAGGTTGCTTCATCCCAGTAAAGTTCTGAATCATCTGAAAACAATTTAAACTTTTCAGCATCGCTGTCGTAATAATAGTCTTCCCAATCTACTGCAGAACCGCCTACTCCGTCTAAGACTGCCGGGGTTCTTATTTTTAATCCTTTTACGACAAAGGTTATATTAGGAGTTTGTCCGCTTAACTGTTCTGTTGCAAGAGCCTTTATCCCTAAAAGAGCAGTATTTGGGTAAATTAGATCATCATATTTAATCTCATCGACACTGATTAAAAACAAATCGCCTTGCTTTTGAGGATCAAGGGAACTATCATCAGAAGTTCTGGTTATTCTTATATCATATTTTTCTGGGTCTAACCCGTCTTTTCTAAAAACTCTTCTTAGCGTAGTTCTTGATTTATCACTTATTGTTGTTTCGCCTAAATCTGTCCAAGGATCCCCGCTTCCGTTTATACGATATTCTACTTGGTAGGTTACACTCCATGATTTTATTGCACCATTGCTTGAATTAACTTGAAACAATCCGCCCTGTAGATTAAGAGCTATTTCAAAAGCCTCTACATCGCTATCCGTTGTTGTGTAGGTGTAAGCAGAGTCTTTTACAAGTTCGGTATTGATATTATAAACATTATGTAAGTCTTCAAAGCCGGGGATTAAGTCTTGGTCATTAGTTCCATATCTTTTATAAGTCGTTATCCCACTAAAATTTGCAATAGGTTGTTCGTTTATTAAAATATCATCTATGCTTTCAATTTCACCTTCGCATATTCCTATTAGTATATTAAGATATTGTTTATCCCCATCGGTTGATATAAATTGATTTATTATATTTCCACCTGTTCGGTGTTCTCCATAAATTATTTTAACAGGCGTTCCTATCTCTTGGGTTGTCCTTATCCCTTCCCAGCCATAAGTTTGGCTATTTTCATCTAACCCGGAGTTACCAAGAGAAGGTAATCGAGGCTTGTTTGCTGTTATGGCCGCATAAATTGAGTAAAGGGTTGTAACTAAAGAGGCATAAAACAATACCGCTCCAGCTCCTGTCGTTACCCCAAACCAAGTAGCAAAAGTCCAAAGTGCTGCTCCCACCGGGCCTTCAATCTTTGGAGTTATGCAAATCTCTGAATTATCAGGAACGATAAAATTCGGCTTGACTACCTCACCATCTACAATAACATCAAATTCTTTGCAGTTGAACTCGGTTTTTTTTAGGTATTGTTCTACTGTTCCGTCTTTTATAAAATCGGCTTCTTGTGTTTCAAACTTACCGTCTAATCTAATTGGAAAATATTTAATTATCATATCTGTAAAATCCTTTTATCCTATCCCGCCAATTAAAGTCCATAACTCTGCTTAAAACAACTCCGGCTCTTGTAGCATGAATAAACTTAAATTTATTTATCATTACTCCCGCATGATTAGCTATCCCCTTCCCGTTGTTTATCAATACTACATCAAAGGTTTGCGGAGAGTTTACTTCTACCCAGTTCTTGCTGGCATTCTCAATAAATAAATCTCTTCCTTTCCAAGACCAATTTTTGTCATAACCATGAATATCAAACAATTTAAGATCCTTCTCATTCTTAAAGACTTTTAATATCAAACCCCAGCAGTCAACTAGACCATCTTCTCTGCCTTCATGTTTGAATTGCCAGCCTATATATTTATTCCACCACATCATATTATTATCATCTGCCTAGACGGTATTGAGGGGAATCCGCCAAATCTGCTATAGTTATCAAGTGCCTTGCATCTTTGTTTTGTTCTGTTACAAGTTGTCTCTGACCCGGAATAACCACACTCATCAGATTTGAATTTCCATTGGCAATAATTTCTTGAATAAGTCCGAGCCGGAAGTGTTATACTTAAAGCATTAACTTTAGGTCTTAGGGTAAAAGATACATCACTTTCATTTGCTCTTACACTATCTACATAATAAGTCCATTCTACTTTTGAATCAGGATTGTCAAGTTTATCAAGCCAGACTATTGTTATCTTAACCTTAATCCCAATTAGTCCTTCGTAGTCCTCAAGATAACTTTGTATCAAGCGAGATACATTACCAACAGTAATGCTTATCTCGTCTGTCTGGTTTTGGGAGTTCTCACCTATGTCATCGTGGGTTATAGGAAAGGATGTATAAACTTGACTGTCAAAGGTAATGTCCTCACTCCACTCTGCTAGGTAAAGATTGTTAGACCCGTCATATTCATAGAGAGTATAAAGATAGATCGGCGAGTTAGTGCTTTTATTTTTCTGCTCTTTGAAATCGTCATGTGTGTCAATAGGCATTAAGTAACCACCTTCTTAAACTGAAAGAAGCATTGAAAAACCCCATTTCTGTATTTTGTTCTGAAACTTCCCGGCTCAAACCTTACGTTATATTCTGTACTGTCAAAAGGAGATGTGAAGGTAAAACTTTCCAATGCTCCGTAATTGTTAATCAAAGCATTTCTATAACTCTGTAATTGGGTATAAGTCAAAATAGGAGATGTTATTTTATATCCTATAACACTATTTGCATGCCTTAGTCTTCTCTGTTCGACATCATTTTCAAACTGGGTTATTGCTACATCATAATCAAGCAACTCTTCACATGATTCTCTGTCTAGTGCAAAATCAGACATTTTATCTCCTTACAGTTTCTCTTCGGATTATTCCATTTCTCAATGAATCTCTATTGATTACATTAACTATTACATTCTCACCTTCTCTACCTGACATTGCCATTGCTACTGCTTCGGGAGTAATATAGTTATGTATTTCAATTGGCTGTTCTCTTTCCTTCCCTGCGTCATAGGCAGGAACTACCTGCTCTCCTGAATGGAGTCTATACGCTCCTGTATAAGGTACTTCTTCTAGTCCATCTTGAGCAGTTGCTATTGTTGGGCTTGCCACTGGAGTTGCTGCTCCTCCACCACCTAGACCTAACCAAGAACCAATACCTGTGTTACCGAATAGCCCTGTGAGTGCGGCATAAGCAGCTAGTTGAGCTAATGTTTGGAGAATTGCATCACCAAAAGCAGCAAAGTAATCTTGAGCAGTTTCAAGTTGCCCTCTAAAAGCATCATAGAAAAAGGATCCGAAAGCATCTTGGATATTCTGTGCTGCTTGTTTTCCAAAATCAGCTAATCTTTCAAATGACTTTTTACCGTCATCTTTCATATTCCCAAATTGCTTTTTTAGTTTGTCAATAGCTTCTGTTGTCTTATCTACTATATCGCCTACTATATTATTATCAGCGGCATCGTTCATTTCATTAAAAGCATCAACTACTTTTTCCCCGCAAAACTCAGCAGACTTTCTTAATTCATCTACTGCTTTTCTTGCCTCTTTTGCAAAATTTTGGAACTTTTTACCAATCCAAGGCAGCTTCCCCATCTTGTCGTAAAACTTAGCTAATCCTTCAACTAAATCAGCAAGCCCTGTATTAACTCCTTCGGCGAATGCCCACCAAGCTGCTTTAAGACCTGCAATTATTGATTCCCATTTATAGAAAACCACCAACGCCGCTATAAGAACAGCAGTGATACCTAAAACTGTCAAAATAACCGGGCCAAGAGCAAGGTCTAATCCTAAAACTGATATTGTTGCTCCGGCAACAGCAGTCTTAAATACAATCATAGCAGTGATTATCCCCGGCAAAGCCATTGCGAGTCCACCTACAGCAACAAGTGTCAGCCCTAAGACAACTCCTAAATAAGTTAGTACAGTTGCAAGAGTTTTATTATTATCAACCCATTGCTGAAGCTTAATAACGACGGCTGTAATCATGTTTGATAACTTTTGTATTGCCGGAAGAAGTAAATCCCCTATTTTAACAGCAAGGTTGGTAATTGTATTCCAAGTTATTTTAAGTATTGATCCAGTTGTGTTGAACCTTTTTTGTGCTTCCTCTGCAAGAGCAATGTTTTCTTCCCAAGCTTTTGCTGATTTTTCTAGTGCATTTGTAAGAATGCCACCCGCGCCACCAACTGAAAGAAATGCCTGTTTAAGTCTTTGATCTCCTAATTCAAGTTCTTCAAGAATCTTCGCAGCTTTCAATCCTCCTCTCCCAAGACCTTCAATGAAAATAGCAAATGCTTTTCCAGCGTCCTCCTCAAAAGCTTTTACAAAATCTTCAGAAGTCATTCCAGCAACTGAGGCAAAAGTTTTTAGCTCTTCATTTCCTGTTTTAATAGATTCACCTATTTTTACTAGAGCTTTACTGACCGCTGTTCCACCACGTTCGGCTCTTACACCTACAGAACTAAATGCTGTGCCTATTGCAAAGATATCCGGTGTAGTCAGCCCAACGACTTTAGCTGAACCTGCAATACGTTGTGCAAAAGAAGATATCTCTGCTTCTGTTGTGGCAAAGTTATTACCTAAATCAACTATTGCTGAACCCATCCGGTCGACATTAGCAAGAGGTTCTTGCATTATATTGGCAATGCGAGCAAAATCTGTTGCTGCTGCTTCTTTTGTAAGGTTTGTCGTTACTGATATTTTCGCTACAGTTTCAGTAAATTTAGTAAGCCCTTTAACCCCTCTTACACCTAACTGCCCAGCAATCTCCATAATTCCTGCTAGATTAGATGCTGCCATTGACATTTGGTTGGATAAATCTATAAGACTTTTTTCTAACTGGCTATATTCTTCTTCTGTAGCATCAACTGTTTTGCGAACACCAGCAAAAGCAGATTCAAAGGTTATTGCACTCTTAGATGCTAAAGCAAAACCACCAGTCAATGCTGCACCGGCAATCATGGCTGTTCTACCCATTTGGGTTATCTGGGCCTGATTACGCAGAACCCAGCCCTGCATGCTTGTCGTATCATTACGAACCTTTTCCACAGAGCCAGACCACTTATCGAGATCTAATGTCATTCTCCCTACTATTGAACCTGCATCAAACATTCATCACCTTCTTTTTTTACCTATTGCTTTCAAACTTTCCCAATTACTTTTTATAACTTCTTTTTCTCCTATCTCAATCTTTCTAAGTTGTTCTTTAAGTGAGTAAACATAATTCTTAAATTCACCATCTTTTACCATTGCCAATCTACAGGCTTGGGCATCCCTAAGTTGCTGTTCTAATATCTTCCTCTGTGCTTCTTTTGCCCAAAACCTTAGATCTCTAATGTCAAGATTAAGTAATTCTTTATAAGTGAATCCCGGGAAGGTATAAGCGATTAAAGCTAACCCACCTATACCTTCTGGACGTTTTTTAAATCATCACCTACAATAGAATCAGTAATAAACTTTAGAACACTGCTTACCTTCCTTATGTCAATTTCTTCTAGTTCTTTTGGATCAACTCCTAATAAACAAGCCAACTGTTTAATAGGTGCGTTTACTTCTTCTTTCCGTTTCCCTATTTCGGTAACTTTCTTAATTAAATCAGTTGTGATCTTGCCTACTTTGTAAACCTTGCCTTCAAGAGTAATCTCAATCGGTTCTGATATTTGCTCTTTATCAGCATTAAACTTTAGACTCATAAAACCTCCTCAAGACGATTATTCGCCTATTTTAAATAATTCATTATTATCGTTAGGAAATATCTTAAATATTACCTTGTAAACTCTCTGCCCTTCTGAAGAGTATTCAACTTCCCAATCCGGTCTTGGATAAGCAAGCTCTGCAGTTAACCAAGTTGTTGCATCAGATGAAACCTCATTATCGATAATTGGCTTAAGGATTAAAACCTTAGCATTATCTTTAAGGGACTTTCCTATGGTTGTACCAACAGTTAAAACACC